GGTTAGATTCCAATTTGCCCAATGACTTGCAACAGTCATATTTAAAATTGATTGATCCAAAGATTCACTTATAGATACGTTTCTTATTTGACCTGTAAAAAAATTAACAGCACCGACAATAGTTTCATCTGAATTAAAATAAGCCAAGTAAACATCAACTATTTTATCTGTAAACTCACCATCTTGAACCAATGACCTTACATCATCTGTAATATTGGAAAATCCTAAATTAATTTCATTTACTTGTAGTTGACCTGTTTCAGTTGTTGAATCAACTGTAAGGAAAGAACCCCCAGCTTCATAGTTATTAGAATCGTAAGTTACATCAGAATACCAATCAGTGAGCCTAATTGTTGATGATAGATTTAACTCAACTAGAAAAGCTGTTTTAGTAGCTGTGGATGATACTTGTGTTTGTAAAGCAGCAGATAGACTTCTAGGCATTAGGTAATAACCTCTCTAACATCAAATGAAATACTGTAAAAACCACTAGCATCAGTTGAATACATGATTTCATTGTTTTCAAGATATACAGTAAAGCTAGGTTTATTTACAGTAACAGCTTCATTGTCTGCAAGAGATGCTACTAAATTTGGAGATATGGTTACTGTGGCTGCTCCACCTGATGCATCAGCATCTTCAGATACCATGTACACCTTAGAATGATTTGCAAATTTAATATAATCTCCAGCCTTTAATGCTCCAGTTGTTTGTGAAAATCCATCAATCTCTATGGTGTTATCACCAGCAGTATGAGCTCCATTAACAACTATATCTGTTTCTGATTTGCTTGCACCTAAATTGTCTAATGGTGCTTGTATAGTAAAGTCCTCAAAAGAACCTTTTTGCTTTTGTAAAAATGCAAATATCTCTTGTGCTTTTTCTTGTTGTAAAGGTGGCATTGCCACTGTAAAAGAAAAATATTGTGAGCCTATTTGTCTTACTTGTTTTTTGCCAGATAAAGTCTGGTTCAAAAGCGTTGGTCTGTTATCTCTAAAATTTAAAGTTCTAAAATTGGGGTCTGTTGGAAATTGACCAGACATTTATACAACCCCCATTTTGCCTTGATTGTTCATGGCATTGTTTATGATTGATGTTATCAATCCTTTTCTTGATGCTAGCAACTGATCAAAGCCAGCAGCATCAACTGTTGATATGTTGAAATTGACTGTAGTTCCACCCATTGATTGACCTTTTGTATGATCTATAACTGTTTCATTAGGATGTACCATAGCTAAACGACCACCACGCCCATCCAATCCCCCTACTCTAGCACCCATACCAGTAAAACCACCCCCCTCAAAGTTATCAAGAGCAGATTTAAATGCACTTCCCAAAAATGAATCTTCTCCAAATGCACTTGCTCCAAAACCAAGAACTTTTTTAATAATGTGAATTCTTATCAATTCATTTATTACAGAAGCTACAATCTTTTCTGCTAATTTTCCAAAATTTAAAAACTCTTTATTTGTAAAATCAAAAAATGTTTTGAATGAAGATGTTAGAGTTGAAGCAACAGAATTCAAACCCTTAAATTGAGTTTTCATTTTGTCAAATTGACTTTCGTCAAACTTAAATTTGTTTGATATTTCACTTAATTTTTGTAATTCTGCTTTTATCTCAGCAATTCTGTTTCTTGTGCCTTCAACATCATCAGTTGTCAGTCCAAGCAAATCAGTCAGAGCACCTTGCATACCAAAACCAGCAGCTTGTTGAGTTCTTCTAAGCTGAGTTTCTAGACCAGCTAATTCTTCTTCTAACAAGGGAACAGTTTTTTTTCTTTCTATTAAACCTATTGTATCCAATAAATCTAAAAATGTATTTGATGTTGCTATTACAACCTGCTGTAGTGGTAGCAATGTGGCTCTTTTTAGCTCATTCATTGTGTCATTAAAAATTTCAGCCTGTCTTATAGATTCTTCTGGAATAATTCCAGTTGCAGCAGCAGCTAATTCTTTCATAGCTTCTGACCCATCTTTTCCCATCACTGCAAGTTTTACACCTGCTCTACCCATCAGATCAGCTAAAATAGCATTTTTTTCAAACTGACTGCCCACACCATCAAGAGCTTCAAATAAATCTATAAATACTTCTTCTGCACCTCTAACAGAACCATCAGCGTTTTTAACTTGTACTCCAAGTTTTTGCAATGATCTACCAGCTTCAGATGTTCTAAGCTGTGCTTGACCAACCATCTTGGTAAAATTCTGCATACCTTTGTTGAATTCTTCTGTAGTTAATCCAGACTGCTGAGCAGCAAATTGATAACGCTGTAAGAATTCAGTTTGTACGCCAATAGAATCTGCAACTTTTCCTATACTATCTGCAAGAGCTAATGTTTCATTTGTAAAATTAACAATTTGCCTAACAGCAAAAACACCAGCAAAAGCACCAGCTAATTTTTTCATAGCTGACTGTGTACTGTTAATGTTTTTATTTACAGAATTAAAACCACCTTTAGTCTGATCCGATGCTTTAATTCTTAATTTGTAATCAGTTGCCATTTTTTATTTGCCTATTCTTTTCTTCCAAGTATGCCATCCACCCTGTAAATTCGGATAAGGTCATCTTTTCCTCTAACTCCTGTAATGTGCAATGCAGCATTTCAGCAAGATAGTATCTAGCAAATAAGTCCTTATCCTCTGCTACTTTTTTGCTTGTTCTTCTGCATTAGGAGTTGACATAATTTCTAATGCAACTCTTGCAAGAACATCTTTATCCACACCATGCATCATAGTGTGCTTGTCTGATAGATCAAAAACTTTTTCTCCATCAGAATCTAAGGCTTTATATATTAAGCAATAAGCCATCAACGCTACGTCATCATCTTTTGCAAGTTTCTGCAATTTAGACATCTCTGCTAATGTTAATGGCTTTGCATATATTTTAAGAACCTTCTCTCCATCACTCCACTCAGGTATTTCAATCTCTTTGATTTCCAAAGAATCAAAATGAGCTTTAGCCTTATCTATTACGCTCATTTTTATACAGTGCTAGCTGTTAAAGCACCATTGCCTTGAACTGAAATACTAGCTTCAACCAAACCATCAAATGATGCAGTTCTTGAAACACCAGTTACAATAGCTGAACCACTGTAATAAGTATCGCCAGAAGCATCGCCTTCAGGATAAACATTTAAAGTTACCTCTGATCCAATGCTTAAAGCACCTTGACCTGATGTATCAGTTTCATCCCAAAATACATCTAAACTTCCTGAGAAATTTGTTAATGATGCTTTGTAAGTTCTAGCAGAATCACCCATTGAAGTATCTTCTAAAGTATCAGCAGATTCTTCGATTGAGTAAGACCTTATTTCAGCTACAGCATTTGAGCCAACCTTTACAGTTCCCTCACTTCCTTTATGTGTTGCCATTTTCTACCTCGTCTTTCGACTTTTCTTTAGAAGAAGATTTAGGTTTATCTTTCGATGGGGCTGCTTCTTCTTTCCAACCCTTATTCAATAATGACTCAACCTTAGAAGGGTGAGCATCTATAGAAACTTTTCCGTCTGGACTAATCATTTTCATAATTATCTCCTTAAACTGCTACGTCAGGAGCGTTTTCCTTGACATAGTAGTTTGTTAAAAATGTAAGAGAGACATAGCCCAATGGCTTTTCTCCCTCGCTGTTAAACTCTATCTCTGTGGATTCTAAATAAGTATCTTTAGCCAATCCATCAAGAGTTCTGTCAGCAGCTATTGCTGCTTCAACTTCTTTGCTTATTGTATCAATAGTATCATCAAAGTTGCTAGTAGCTTTGGCATAACCCTCTACTACAACTGAGAGCTCTCTGCTCATAAGTCTTTGTGTTCCTATAACTATAGGCTCAGATGTTTCTGATTTTGTATAAATAATTAATGCTGGTAAAGAAGCATTTTCTAAAGGGTAAACTCTGGACTCATAAACATTAGAGCCAGTGGTTGTTAATCCTGTTAGGGTTGTTCCAAGTTTCTCTCTGATTTGTTGTCTAATATGATTTGCCATTATATTTCCTCAAGCATCAAAGCAGAAAAACCAGTTCTATCTGCTTGTATATTAACAACTGTATAATTTTGTGCTGCTTTTAATGTATTACCATCAACGTCTTTGATAGCTGCAACAGCTAAAGTATTTCCAAATGATATATTTGGAACGTCTATGGTTCTGCAATAGGCTATAGGTTTTACTGCTTCCACACCTATACCTTCTTCTTGTTCAACATATTCATTATTTAGAATAATTTTAATAGTAGAATCTGATCCATTATTTGTGTAAACAGCAGACACACCATGACCATATTCTATATCTAAATATGCAATCATATCTTCTTCTGTTTCCATTTGATATTGAGACATTATTGCTCCTCTAATACCAGTGAAACTAAGCCTGTATTATCAGGCTCAACTGTTTTTACTAAAAATGTTGTTTCTGGTTTTAATACACTACCCCTATTAGTTGTAATAGCATTTACAACTAATTTATCTTCATGCGATATATAAGGAGCATCAGTTGCTTTAATAATTGCTCTGGGCTGATACCCAGCAACAGGAACTGTGCCACCTTCTATGTTGAAATATTCTTGATCTATGATGATGTTGATATTGGTTGTATTTCCAGAATCGATGTCAAACCAAGTGTCAATGAGACCATTTCTCTGATCCCATAATGATTGTTGCACCTCGAAGAATGTAGCAGTAACTCCATGACCTGTGTTGATGTCTACATAGGAGTTAAAATCTGCTGCACTCTCGATGGGCATGATTTATTTTTTAGCTCTTTTCTTTGGAGCTTTAACCTCTGATGTTTCTAAACCAACGCTTCTATCAGCTTGTTTAGCTTTTGGTTTTTCAACATGAATTTCTGCCTTGCCATAGCCACATAATGAATGACCTGTTTCTTGATCTAGCTCTACTACATCTCCAGCATGAACTTTTGATCCATTGGCAACTGTGTCTTGTAAAATTTTATATTTTTTCATAATTAAGGTGGTGGGGTTTCCCCCACCATTCCATTTAAGCATCAGCTAATTAGTCAGATGACTTACAGAAACTAACAGCATGACGAACTGCTACGTCTACAGTTTGTAGAGCAATAATTCTCACACCACCTGCTTTTGAAAGTGCATAAGGATCAACAGTAATGTCTAATCCACCATACATTCCAATTAACAAGTCAGCAAAGTTTCCAAAGTAGAAATCACCTGAAGTTACTTGATTACTTCTGATAACATTGTAGCCATTCATTCTTCCATCAGGCTCAACAACGAACTGACCAGAACCTGTGTCCTTGCTAGTTGTTTTCAATGTTCCATAGTCTGCTGGCTTACAAATGTAAGACAATGAACCAGACAATGCATTATCAGCAGCAACAGCACTTTCCATAGCTATAACCTCAGCAAAAGTTGGGCTAGCAGCAGCAAATGTTGTTGTATTGATTCCAGAAGTGTTAGCAATACCAGTTGGTTGACCACTTGAACCACTACCAGCCAAAGCACCTAAATCAATTGCAAGAGCAATAGATTGTGTTAGGTCATCTCTGATTAAGTTTTCAATATCTAATGAAGATTGTTGAAGCATTAATCTTGAAGCATCAGTGTGAGCACCGATAACTTTAGGAGACATGGTTACTGATCCTGAAGTGAATTCAGACTCAGCAGAGTCTCCACCTTCAGTAGCAATCCAGCCAGCAGAAGCAGCAGCAGTTTTCTTAGGAATAACCACGTTGCCTTGTAATCCACGAAGCATAGTTGCACCAGCTTGCATTACAGAAGAAGAGTTTCTTAGAACGTCTATGAAATCTCCACCTTTATAATCTTCAGCGATAAGAGTAGAGTCATCACTTGTGTTCAGGTCTCTAGTCCAGTTACGAAGAACGTCAGCAGGAAGCATAATTCCTTGTGCTACTTTGCCATGTTCTCTAGCAGCTTGCTCTGAACATTCGAATTCGAATTCAGCGGCTCGCTGTGCATTTCTGTCAGAAGGGTTAGCAAGAGCGTTTATAGCTTTTACTAAACTAAATCTTCTAACTTCTTTTGGTGTCATTCCGATTTCAGAAGGAGTTTCAAGTGGAGTGTTATTAGAAATGTTTTCCAATAATATTCCTCTGAACTCTTCAACAGATACACCTTCTTGAATAGCCTTGTCAGCTAGGTCTCTTTTATTGTGCTTTACAGCAAGATCAATGATCTCTTTTGAATTTCTTTTGAATTCAGCTTTTGCTTCGTCAGCACTTTGAGCTCTAACTTCATCAAGGTTAATTTCATTTTTAACTTCTTCAGTCATTTTTGTTACCTTTATTTGAGTTTTAGTTTGTTTATCTTTAGAACGTCCAACGCCTACAAGTCTGGATTGATCAGCAGGAACGCTAACAGAAGAAACTTCCATTGGCGTCCAATTTGCTTTGTAATAATCCTCGCCATCACGTTGAATACGCTCCAGTTTATCTATCCTGTAGCCTACAGAGATATTCATACGAATACCATCTTTGACATCTTCATATACTTCTCGAGCTAGTTCGCTTTTTCCAAAGCGTACAACAGCAGTTGTCCTTTTTGCTGTCTCGTCAAGTTTGAATTCTTCAATTACACCTATTTGCTTGGTCATATCGTGATCAAGGAGCAGTGGTGCTCGCCCAGATGCTATAAACTCCATGTTTATATCACCTTCAGAATGTCCTAGCACTTCCATGCCAAAACTTCTTTCAACAGGTTCTTCAGAAGAAACGCCAACTCTGACTCTACGATTTTCTTCATCAACATAAGAAGCTCTGGAAAGATCAACAGTCCTATATTTCATAGGCATATGTACAACCTTTCTTTCTTCCTCATCTTG